CTATTTTTTCCGCTTTTGCTAATCGAGTCCTGAAGGAAAGGCGCTTTTCAGAAATTAGGGGAAGTTCCCTTTTAGATAAAGTACCCTCAAGATTGCGCGAACTAGTTGAAACGGTGGCGTGGTTTCATGGAAAGGAAAAAATTGAACTTGATGACCTTTATATTATTCAACAACTTAGACCAGCATTTTTTCTTTCTAATTTTTTCTCGAAATTTTCAGATTCTGAAAAAAGAACACTTAAAGTACTAAGAAAATTCGGAAAAATTGAAAAGAAATTCTCTGACTTAGAAGGAATAAAAAGTTTATTAGAAAAAGGAATTTTGAAAATAGAAAACGAAAGTTTGGTTTGGAACTCTTTTCCTCTTGAGCCCGAATTTTATGTAGAGGATTTATTCTCGATTGAACCTGGTTTTTTATACCAAATAGAAGACGGAAGGGTTCCGGAATTTATAGAAAAATATATAGATGAACTCAAAAAACTAGAGGAGTTAAGCGATGAACTTGATAACTTATAATGAAGCTGACGAGGAAAAGGTGGATTTGCTCCTGGTTGCATCAAATTTAGAAACTCAATATGAATTCTTCAAGGAATTTGGAGTGGTTTTCGAAAGCATTTCAGAGGATCTCGAAAAGGAAGAATTGGAAAAATTAATCCGGATTTTGTGTGCTTTGGCCGAAGCGGGATTTAAAAGATGTTTTGATACTATGTTTTTTCTTATCAAGAGAAAGAAATTATTACCCGAGTTTCTTCAAGTTTTGGATTACAAAGACAGGGAAAAGCAATTTAAAAACACTAAAGAAATAAACCCTTTAATTACAGAACTACTTAAAAAATCCAAAGAAATCACCAAATTAACCGAATAAGGAGAAGAAAATGTGGGATAATATATCTCAGATAGCCATAACAATTTTAGGTCCCACAGCAATCATTTTAGTTGCCAGGAAAAACAAATGGGGCTTTGTAATTGGATTAATGAGTCAACCATTTTGGTTCATAACTTCAATAGCCAATGAACAATGGGGCGTATTTTTTGTTAGTTTAATTTATACTTGTAGTTGGGCCTTAGGAATTTATGAATGGTATTTTAAAGAAAGATCAATTCGCCAAGAAAAAAATTTTATCATTTCAGAACTTTCAAAACTGAAGGAGAAAGAAAATGACTAAGAGAGAAATTTTTCTTCAAAAGTTTAGTGAGCTTGTTACATTTGCAAAGAGCCAAAACATTAGATTTATTGTATTTACTTTCTATCGGTCGCCGGAAGAGCAATATAAAATGTACAAAGAAAGAAAAAGCCAAATTGATGGGTACAAGAAAAAATCTTACCATCAGAAATGGCGAGCTATTGATTTGGTGATTCTAGATGAAAGAGGAAATCCCATTTGGAGCCGAAATGAGCAATACGAAAAACTTGGTAAATATTGGAAGGATTTAGGTGGAACCTGGGGAGGAGATTGGACATTTAATGATATTTATCACTTTCAGATATAAAAAGAAGGATGAAGGGAGGAAAGACTTTTTTTAAGTCAATCCTCCCTTAGAGAACCATTATGAATGAAAGATATTATACATCAAAACTGGTTAAGAAATTGAAAGAAGGCGGCTCCTTTGCTTATAAGGTACCAGATCTCAGTACTGGCATAAAGCCTTTTGATATATTCTGTGTTAATAATGGCGTGCCACTTGCAATCGAATGCAAGATGAAAAAGGTAAAATCAATTAAAAATCCAACTCGCTACCTAACTAAGCACCAGGAAGCCTTTTTAGAACAATTTGAAAAGGCTGGTGGCACTTCTCTGATTTGCTTTTTCTCTTACGGCGGGGAAATCGAGATTTTTGATTTAAAGGGAAAGCTTAGGGCGGATTGGTTGAAAAGTCTCCAGTTGCGCCCCAAAAGGCCAGGACCCAGAAAAGTTCAGCCTCTTGAGAACTAGAACCACCTTTTCTTAAGATCCATCTTTTGGTTCCATCTTCAATTCCATCATAGTTGATTCCTATATGGAAATCAAGTTCCTCTAGCTCATGGGACAGAGTAGAAAAATCAGCAACCTTGCTTCCCATTGGTGTTCCTTCAAAGTAGGCATAAAAGGTGCTTTTCTCGGACCAATTCCAACTCTGTGCACAAACATATACATGGAAGGTGGCGAGGCTACCTAACCTTCTGACTTCCTCCCTATCAAATTCAAGGGCCAAACCGAATTCCAGTGAACCGGTCCATCCATCAGCCAACTCCATAGGTGAAGTAGAACTTCCAACATAGGCCATTCTAGGGAAAAAATTTAGATATTCTCTTAAAAATTCTAAATTATTATTAAGTCTTCTGACCCAATCATAGTCTAATGCATCATTGATCCTAGGATTAAGTAAAGAAGTTGACCAACGGCACCATTCAGACATTTGTTCCTCCATAATATTCTATACTGAGACGCGAAAAGTATGAGGTTGCATCATAGTTAGCCACGCTGGCGCAAACCTCTATTTTATTTAAACCTACTAAAAAATCCTCGGTTGGAATCTGATAAGAAGGATAAGAAATTGGTGAATAATTTAAGGGATCGTAAAGAAAAAACGATCCAGCCGCGGTTCCGTTCAAGGTTAACCAGGTCATTACCTTTCTATGAGGTGCTGAGAATGATTTGTTGATCCCATACTTAATTTGAATGTGCCCACCCCATTCAAACACCGATTCTGGAAGATATATTTGAAGAGGTTGATATACAGTTCCATCATTTAGCCCTCTTAAAACGCTTCGAAGTATTGCGCCATTAAAAATAGGAAAATGGGTTATATTAAAAGTATATTTTAGGTAGCCTAAATTTTCAACTAATCTACTACCCCAGGAATATGAAATTTCCTTGTGGGGCGAGACTATTATCCCTTGAGGGTTATACGAAGCATCTGAAAAGTCTAAGTATTTCATTCAAAGGGCCCTCCTATAAAGGAATATAAATAACTCAAGGTAGCTTGACGATTAGCATCATAGCTTCCTTCATAATACCTTAAATATGCCCTCAGAATTTTCTCAGTTCCTGTGAAATTTTCGTCGAGAAAATTATAAAGATTGAAGCCAGTATTTATATCGTTGTCCTTCCACCCTGAAAGATCGGCCGGAAAATATTCAAGAATCTGGGTAGCTGCGTTTGTACCCCAAACAGTTGGATAGGAAGGCGAGGAACTAACAATTAGGGATAAAGTGGCACCTTTTATATTATAAATTTTAAGCTTACCCTTGAAATTTAAATGCGAATAACAACCTCTTAGATAGAGCACTCTCCTGTTAATTGGCATTGAAACATAGCCAAAACAACAAGGATTAGAGTTCATTCGCCTAGTTCTTTCACAATTAAATGGAATCGGCATAGAGATTCCTTGTCTTACCATCCAAACTATATTTTTTTCAATTCGTTTGCCCCAATTAAGGTCCAAATAATCTTCATCCTCGGGTACAATGCCTACTGAAGCAAAATGCGCTCTGAAAAAGTTTTCATCTTTCATTTAGAAAAACCTCGTTATTGAACCAAATTCAAAATTAAAACAGGTTGCTGCGCCTTGTTCCCATGTAATTTTATATAAGGATGCCATAGATGAAAGAGTTGAAATTGTTCCAACAGCACCTCTATCAACGTACAAAATAGCCTCGCCGACAGTTGTACTTTTAACTCTTTCAACTCTTAAAATTTCAGGGAACTTATACGAATCTCCAGCCTTGCTTGCATAGATAAAGTCATCCTTTTGAACCCAATCAACCGTTCCGGTAGCCCCATAAGAGGTGGCATGAATTTGGTTATCAAACAAATTTGCATTCTTTTCATTTAAGTTAATCAGCAGTAGATCACTTGAAGATGTTGCTATTGCCCATCCACTCAGAGAGGTTGAGCTAACATCTCTTTCCACTAGCTCAGTACCGTTCCAACTTCCCTCCTCGAAATAACCGATTCCCTTCTCGGTATAAAACTGAAAATCCATCAAAGAGTAAGAAAATATACCCTTTTCAAAATCTTTATGGTAGCCCAAAACCACATAAGTTCCACTCAAGGAGGCTTTTGGATATTCAACTATACCTAATTCACCTAATTTGATTCTCAATTTAGTTGCCGTAGTAATCTCCAACTCATTGGTAAGAAAGGAATTCTCTAATATTTCTCTTTCGACCCAGGTTTCACCCTCAGCAAAATCTTTTATCCATTCCGCCTTGGTTTTTCTTGAAGAATGGAAATCGTTGAAAGCGGTAGCCGCACTTCCTTTTACAATTACATTTTTGAACTTTTTTGTTTTAAAGGATAGTTCTTCTTTGGTTAAAATATTACTTAGACTTCTTGAGCGACTAATAGATTCTAAGTTGGTTGCATTAAGGGAAAATGATAGCTTTCGAAAGGGACGAATAGCAAAGAAGGAAATTTGATTTTTCTCATTAATGAAAAATGAGATCCGTCCTTCTTGACAAATTCTATTAAGAAGATCTGATACATTTTCCCCCACAAAAGTATTTCTAATTTGGAATGTTTGAGATTCAGTTGCCATTTCAAAAGAGTATCTATCAAAATCATCCTCTGACAATGGCAAATAAAAGTTAGATCCCATAAAAAATTTTTTGATAATCTCAGCAGGCTTTCCAGCAAGTTCAATGCCTTTTCTCATATAAAGAAAATCATCCTCTTTGACCTCATCTGGAAAATCTTTCAAAAATAGTGTAGCGGCTAAATTTTCTTTAACAAAGGTGCCACCTTCAATTTTATAAATAGGAAATGGATCTAAGGAGCTGCCCCCGCTAGTGCCTTCGAAATAAACAGAGGCGAATTTAACTATATCACCTTGAAATAAAGCATCGAAAGTCCCTTTGAAAAGGTTTTCCCACAAGGGCCGAATCACACTATAAAAATATCTTTCTGTTTCCTGAGGATATTTAAACCTAGATGGAACTATGTCGGTTTCAGTCCAGTTGAGCATCGTCCAACCCTTTAGAGTATCAGCCCCCTTAGCATAAAAATAAAAATGGGGAAAAATAATCCTATTAGCTGGTTTTAAGAAAACCTTGTTCTTAAAAGTAAATTTTACTCTATTTCCGCTTTTACCCTCGCCCTCCGAAAGACAGGCAAAATCATATCGGATCGGGCTTAGTGAAAGATTTCTACCCTTGTCTGCTAATTGAATCTGAGTTACACCGTTTTGGAACTTAAGTTGTCTAATGTTTCCTTGATAGATTATTTCATTTTGAAGATTGTCACAGCACAAACCTCTCATTATATGAAGGCCGGGATAGGTATAATGGGTTGCAACCAAGCTTAAATCATCTTTATCTACTACGTAATAAGAATGTCCACTAGGAAAACCAATATAAAGAAACTCCGGATCACAATCAATTCCATCCTCACAATCGGAGTAAACCGTGCTTTGGACCAAGCTAAGATCGGACTGTTTCCGCTTTATGATAGTACCGTTGTATAAAGAATAATATAAAAAGTTTTCATCTCCAGTAATATAATAAGGTGCAACACTTTCTTCAATACTTCCTATATTAGATAAGGTCAAGCTATCAAAAAGACTAATTTTATCTGAAGGCCAATATTCACAAAGGAATAAAGTACCACTTGAATTAACCCACAAACCCCGACCAGAGAAAGCCGTTGTAGAGACATTAGAGCCACAAAGCTCTTTTTCGTGAGAATATTTGAAAACCCCATAAAGACTACCTTTCTTGGCACTAAAATAAAAATAGGATCTATCAATAGCAATTCCCTGGATTTCTGAATAGCCTTCGCCGTCCAAAAGCTTTTCTTTAAACTCAAGAGAGTTTTTGTCATATTTTAAAATATAGTTCCAATTTGCGATATATAAATCATCTTCAAAAATTTTCATTTGGAAGCATTGAGTAGAGGTTTCTAGCTTAGAACTTCCCTCGATGCTATCAAAATCTTTGGCCGTCTTCCAAAGCGTCGAGAACCCATCGTGGATAAAGAGGGCATTCTGATAATCACACATCAGTCTAATTTCTTTATTTTCAAGAGCATTCTCATTCCAGCTCCCTAGAATTTCCCCGTCATCTGCAAAGGTAAGGGCTAAATTAGAAACTGGAATTTTACCGTCCCACAGAGTAAAAGATTTCCTAATAGGAGGTATGCCCTTTAAATTTCTAGAATGAAAATCAACCCAAGTGGCTTCGGTAGAGCCTTCCTTTATTTCTACTCTATAACAGAGTGTGGAAAATTCATTCATTCCATTCCTCGAATTTAAAATCAAAATCAAATAAATCTTTCATCTTCTCAGGCGGAAGAAAACTTCTTTCCGTGAAAACACAAGTAGCAGTTCCAGTAACATCATCAAAAGTCCATAGAAAAAGAAAAGGGAGATTCGATTCGGCTATCATCTTAAAGGTTGCTGCGCAGTCGGGTGAAACAGCCCGAAAATGCAATCGCCAATGTTTTTTTCGCCATATTTCATGGCTAAAAACCTTTCCAGTCAGACTCCTGCGAATTTCCCTCCGAAGTTCAATGGATTCTTCCCATGGGTAACCAGGGAAGTCGAACCAGGGTATATCATATTGAACATCCCCGCCAAAAGGGGTATTATCCATACGTATTGTCCAATCACCCATCGCTTACCTCAATGCAATTAGAAATGAAAGAAAAAATCTTGGACTATCATATTTAAAAGGAATCAAATTATACTCAAAACCTAATAAAAAGTTCCATCCATAAGGTCGGAAACCAAACCCCACTAGAAGCCCCTTTCTTTGCACGAGCGCATGAAGTCCAAATTGATTCCAATATAAAAACCTAATTCCAACCTCGGGCTCTAAATTAGAAGCAATTCCAATTAAGGGTTTCATGCACAAACCTTTATTTTTTATTATGAATTTAAATTGATTGCTTTTCTTATCATAAGTAAGAAATACCTTACCCTCGGCTGGAATTTTCTTTCTTTTTATCTGAATTGAATCTTGAATACTAATTTCAGAAATCGTAGTTTTTTCAATTTTTAGGATTTTATTTGAGTTCAGTTTTTTAGCTAATCGCTTGATTTCTTTCTTTTCTGGTTCTTTTTTAATGATTTTGTTGATTTTTGTAATCTGATTGAAAGTCTTGACTTCTGGCTCGTGCAAAAACTTTAAAATTCCGATATAAATCAAACCTAGTAAAATCAAATAAAAACAAATCTTTGAAACAAGTTTTTTCATTTTTAACTCCAAAGTGGAAACATAAATTGAATATATCGCCTACTCTTGTTAGCTGGAATACTTTCCCCGGAAGCAATGGGGTACCATGGTGCCGAACTTCCAAAAACGGAATCGTTACCTATTGGAAAATCATAATTTTGCCATGGGCTTCCATTAGAATTCCACATTGGGGGATATTCTGAAGTTCTATAAAAGAATTTTCGGGTTCCATCTATTATTGAACCAACGGTTGAATTTGAAATTTCAGTAGCACCCCATGAAAAAGAGGTTGCGATCCAGTTCTCACCCAAATCAATAACACCAGAAATAAAAGAACCAAATTCGCTATAAAGGGGATAAGTTCCTTTAAGTTGAACAACCTCGGTTGCCCCCGTTCCATTGATAGCAGTCTCAAAAAGGCAGCTAGCACTTGAGGCTTCAGGACCGAACATATCCCAGTTAATGCTCATCTCGTACGAGCCGACCTGAAAGAAAGTTTCAGTCCCGGGGGCTTCAATCGTAGCAAGATGAAGATTTCTATATCCAGAAAAATCGCCTCTAACTCTTCGGCCATATTTTCCAAAGCTACCCCAAACATTCTCGAGGGGCTTAGAATCATTCCAAGTACTTGTTTTATATTTTTGAATGCCACCGTACCATCCGGAACCAAAAATATATAAATCTTTGTATCTATCAATGGCTGCCGACAGAAAAACTTTATTCAAATATTTTCCCTTCAAGATCCCAGTAATAGAACCAGAGGAGCGCCAAATTCTAAAACCAGCGGTTGCATTCTCAATTTTTCCATTTGGAACATACAAAGTACCGCAGGTCGAAATAGCGATTTCCTCATTCCAGTTGATTTGACGAGACCAAAGAACAGAAAAATCAGTCAAATTTCTCCGCCTGAGATATTTTGTGCCATTTTGTAATTCCTCTGTAATTAATGCTCCATCATAATCATCATAAACATCTTGAAACTCAGAATTGGAGGCCATAAATATCTTAAAAGGTTGGGTGGGACTAGAAACGAGAGAAAGGGCAACTTTAGACCCACCAGAAATTAGAAGAGTGGCTGAGTTGGAAAAAAGTTTCAAACCAGAAACGGTGGCAAGTGTAGAGATATTGTAAATTTGAACCGTACCATTCGGATCGACTCTACAAAATCTGGAACCATCATGTTCACGCCCCCAAATGGAACCCCAGAAATCAACTTCAACTGGATAAAACTTGCCCGTTATACTAATATGGGTAGAATCGCCATTTACAAGATTTTTTTGAACCCAGACATCGGTATCTGTTCTTTTATAATATACGTAACTAGCGTTGAAATCAACGGCAGCACCAAAATATTCGCCCCAGTATTCTTCACCAGAAGACCAATGGACACTTCCATCAATTGCAAATCTTTCGAACCAACCTTCCTCTCTCTCGTACTGATATTGATAAAAACCGTAAACTCCAAAAGAACCTATTTGCATTTTATTCCTCTATTTTAAATGGAACCATCCATTGAATATATCTAGCCCAACTTGCCTGAGGAAAAATCTCAGAGGGTGAAATTAAATCCCAGGGTTTTCCAGTCCCATCCGTTCCAAAATTAGGATCATCGCCCCTTGGCATGTCTAAGTTATCCCAAGAATTTCCATCGGAATCATAAGAAGGGGCCACTGAAGCCGTGCGATAATAGATGCAAAGTTTAGTGCCACCATGCCAGGTGCCTAAGTAAGAATTTGAGCCCTCCCAATTCCTAAATGAAAGTGAGGTTGCAAATCCAGTCGTTCCCACATCAATTACGCCTGAAATAAAAGTACCTTCAGTTGCATAATTGCCTTCAGAACCCGCAAGCTCAACCCTTTGCTCAGTTCCAGACGTTCCCTCAATTTCAGTATCATATAAAGATGAACCAGCCATCGTAGCAGGTCCAAAATCAGTAAAGTAATAATTGCACCCTACCGAGCCTATTTGAACCTTAGGACCTAAAACACAAGGAGGGAAGGCTTGAGCATTATAATAACCAGAGGGATCTTGGGGATCTTTACGGAACTGAACCAGATAGAAAGAGGTTGAATAAGAATCTAAACTAAGATCGGAAAAATTTCTTTTCTGAATTTTTCCACCAATAGCAAGATAAAACTTATCGTGATTAGTTCTATCAAAGCAAAAACCATGAATATAATCAGAAAAGGTTAAAGAACCTAACTCAGTTCCTTGAAGATTATATTTTATAAGAGTACCTTCCGAAACAGGATTATATGCCGTCAAGAACTCAGTAGCGGTTCGAGTTCGGTTCCATGGTGTGAGGATCCAGTCTGCAAGCCATGCCTTTCCCCATTTAGAAGTGCCAAACACGTCCTTTCGAGCAATAAAATCTGCATCAGCCTTACTCAGTATCACATTGGATTCATCATCGAATGCAAAACACTTACAAGCATCATTCCAAATAAATTTGATAAAACTCCCATTCGCAAAAAAAGTCTTTAGATGTGAGCCGCTTGAGTCATTTCCAACTAAATAGCGAAAATCTTTAGAAGGTCTAATGGAATCTATATTTGAATCCAAATCAATGGTAGCATAAGAAAGATCTGAGTTAAATAAAAATAAAGTGGTAGAATAGTCAGGATTATAAGCCCACAAACGATCGTTTGAATCGACTATAATAGGTTGATAACTTCCTGTAATTTCAGAAATAAGGCTTCCATTTTCAAGGTTTCGTTTCTGAAGATAATTTTCAGAGCTTTTTCTAACTCTTGCATAAAAAACTGAGCCTCTAGGATTGATAGCAATTCCTGAAATTAGGCTAAGCTCTTCTGTGTACCAACCAATTTGAAGATTGGATTGAAATGCCATAAATCTTCGAGATTCACCGACAGTCCTTTGAACTTCGGCTATAAAGGCTAGGTCATTAATATTCATAGCTCTCTTTCCTTTTCAGTGCTTAAAACTTGTTTTATATTTGCAATTACTTTTGATGGCAATCTTTCACCTCTTACTATTAAAACTTTTCTGCCAGTTGGAATCATTCGCCCCTCAACTGGTTTAAAAATGAATTCTTTTGCCTTTTTAGGTCTTTCCAAAAGTTTTCTCTGAGAAGTCTCAAACGCAATTGGTTTTGGTGTTTTTACCCTTGGAATATTAGGCTGCGCAAAACCCTTTCGAATTGGTACTCTTTTATAAACTTCTCTTCTAGGTCGCCTAGGTAAGGTGGAAACCCCTTTTGTAGAGGCTGGTAATGGTGGAACATAATATAAGGCTCCAATTCTTACGAAAAAAACCTTAGGGTTGTTCTCGCGTCTCTTTACTCCAATTTTAGTAAAATAAGTAAACGGGGTAATGCCTTCGGCCGTGATTTTTCCGATTTCTATATCGAATAACTTAGCAGAAACCTTTTCAACCTTTCCACCAAGACCAATTTCAACTTCAAAAAGCTGGGATGGTGAAACTAAAACCTTTCCACCAAGACCAATTTCAACTTCAAAGAGCCGAGGAGGTAAGGCAAAAGCCTTTCCACCAAGACCGATTTCAATGTCAAAGAGCTTTGCAGGAGACTTCTCAGAATATCCACCTAGACCGATCTCGAAATCAATCAACGAAGCGGATTGAGAACCAGTGGATGGATTAGAAAGTCCTATTTCTGTATTTAAAAGTTTAGAAGTATCAGCCACATTACAAAGTTTCCTTTATAATTTCAGCTTTCGCCGTATGAACCTTTTCTACAAAATCTTGAAAATCATAGACATCGCCCATCACTTGAATAACCACACCACCTTCAGTTGGGGAGGGTAAAGCACCCTCAGGTGTTATACTTACTCTTTCCGGGCCAGCTTCGCCAGCCAGAAAAAGAGTTGGCCTGGTAACCATACCCTCAAACCCTTGAGCTGCTTTCATAAATGCTTTCTCGCCAGCTTTCAGCACACCAGCGCCTGTGGCTAATGTAGCAAATGCCACAAAGGGATTAAAACTAGAGAAAGCAGATTTAGCCAGTGCCCAATAGGCAGCCCTTTTCATCTCACTTGCCGTTTTTTGGGTAAGTTTGTAGGCAGCAACTGAACCAGCAACCTGAATGGCCTGAGTTACAACAGCTTCTTTTCTTATTTGTTTCATAAGATCTAATCTTCCCTCTTCACTTCGGTAAAGGCTTCTAATTCCAAATAATTCTAGAGTCTTCTGTAAGAACCACATTGCAGCTATCTCAGAAATTTTTCTTTTTAGAAAATCAAAGAAAGAGGTCCATAATTCCTCTCTGACTTCTTTGAAAGTAGTTTCTTTATCCATGGCTGAAACGAAGAAATCAGAAAGAATAGATTCCATCTCTGAAAAAGAGCTGACCATCGTATCCCTGACTCTATTGGTAATATCTTCATAATAAGCAAGTAGCTCAGCTTTAAGAGAATCCCAAAACTCCCTATTAAACCAATCAGATGGGGCCAATCCAATATCTTTTAGGGCTCTCAGGGCTTCTTTTTGCAGTTCTATTGAATTCGCCGCATCTTGATGGGCTCTATAATATTCTAGGGCCGCCTCCACTTGTTCTCGCAGCTCTTCTTTAGAGACCACCATTTTATCATGGATTCTAAGAAGGCTTAACTCTCTTTCGTTTAAAAACTTATTGACTTTATTTTCCAAATATAAATTTTCATTTATTCCTTCTTTGATATAATTTTTGAGTTGATAAATTTTCTTTTCAATCTCTTCCCTATTTTGCATCAAAGAAAGAATTTCCTGATTAGCACCACCAATTTTCTCGAGTCGCTTTATTTGGTCGTTGAGAACCTTAATCGCTTCCTCATATCCACTTAAAAGCTCCCTTTGAGATATTTGGTTTCTTTTTCTTTTTAATTCAAGAATTCTAATGGTGGTTGAAAGGGCTCTGTTTTCCTCAGTAATATTAGAAATAGCTTGTCTTCTAGTTTCCTCAATAGTGGATTCAATTTCTTTTTGAATTTTAAGCTGAAGGGAAATTAGCTTTAGTTTTTGAATCTCATTTGCAGTTAATTCAGCTTTCTTTATCTTTTCGATTAAAATATCACCAAGTGTTTTGAACTCTTCTACCGTAATCTGATGCGTATCTCTTTTCAGTTTTAAAATCTTGAATTCTTCATTGAACTGACTCATAAGTTTGGTAAGCCTATCAGTTTCACCTTTGAGGTCTTTTCTATTCCAAAGATCTAATTGCTTTGCGATTTTTAGTTGTAGTTCAAAATTCTCGTTTCGTTCTTTTAATTTTTCAAGTGCATCAGTGAGAAGAGAACGAGCCTTTTCTAGCGAGATGCCCCATTCCAGATTATATTTTCCAGCCTCGGCCTTGAAAAGTACCATTTTGTACCATGTGTCGGTAATTTTCCGGCTTGTAATCTCATTTGAACTCAGCAATCTGGACCATTCAGCTTCCCTTTCGGAAATCTTAGTATAGTACTCAGTTAATTTTTCAAGGGTAGAGCGAAGAGTATCAAGATTCCTTATTGCCTTTTCATCACCTTTGAGAATGAATTTTTGAAGATAAGTTAGCTTATCATATTGGCTTATAGTTCGTTGGATGTCTGCTATTCTTAATTCAAGAGCTGCTTTTTGATTTCTAAGAATTTCTAGACCCTGCTCAGAGGCTTCGGTTTCACTATAATAAAATGAGACTATTTGATTTAGAAGTTCAGAGCTTTTAGAAAGCACAGAATTCGTTTCTTTCCAGGTTTTAAAAGAATCATCTATCTTTTTCCCAATCAAACCGGTCAGGACCAAGATTCCCATTAAAGTTCCCCTGACCGGAAGGGTCACAAGAGAAATTGCTCGCCAAGCATCTTTGATTCCAATAGAACCTTTCAGGGCTAGCTTTAGAATTCCAACTATTTGCCCTAAAGAACCTTTACAGGCCACAAAATAAGTCAACCAAGCCTTTTCAAGCGCAAGGAAAATTCGGCTTCTTTCAATGACTGTGATTAATAAGGGCATAAATGAAGCCCAGAATATAGCACCTAAACCTCCTCTTAAAGTCACCAAATCTACTATTTTTTTGGTTGTAATGAAAAAATTTCCCAAGCTAATGGCAGCCTCTTTAGCCCTAATATAAATTTCTTTAATAGATTCAGCTATTCTTAAAAGCGCAGTTCGACTAGTAGCAATTTCTCTTAATCTTTTATGAAGATTTGCAAAATCTTCACTCACTAGGGTGAAAACTGCTTGTCCAATTTTGTATTTTAAAATAAAGAAAACGTCTTCAAGGTTAGAGAGCAACCCCTTAAAGGTGAAAACCATTTTGTGCATGGCATCAGGAAATTTGGTCCGAATTATCGATGCGAGGGCCTCGGCTCTGTCACCAGTTTTCATAAGGGCAGCGTTGAATTCACTCATACTAATACCCATTCTGGCAAGCAAGCGATTGGTCTGTTGCGAACCCAGAACAACCTTTCCAAACCGAACGGCCATGTCCGATATGCTAGTTCTCATCATCGCAGCCCAATCACCTACATATTTTAGATATTTCTGAGTGGCAACACCAAAGGACTGCATTCGAATAGAAGCGTCGATTACATCCTTTATAACAAAGGGGGTTTCGATCGCAAATTTAGTGAGCCAATCTAAAAGCTCTCGCGCCCTGGGAAGCGAACCTGCCACAACACTTAATTGCTCCCTAAAATACTCCATCTGGGCGTTTGCTTCTATAATGCCATATCCGACCTCCTTGAAAAGTAATCCTAATCCTCTGATGATTTGAAACGAAACATAAGCCTTCGCCACAGAATCCCATCTATGGAGCATGGAATCCACAAAATAGTTATGCTTTTCAATACTTTTAGAAACGCCCTCTATGGCAGATTCGGCCTGTTTCGCTCGCTGAACATCAAAGGTAACTTGAATCTCAGTTCTAAGCATAGAAATGATCCTTTAGTTCTTTTAAAATCTTTTCTTCTAAAGTCTTTGAAAAACCAAATATTTTTCGAGAAGGCACTTTAACAGTTTTTTTGCCAAAAATTTTGGTGGTATATCCCTTGTCATGCAGGCCCGCGATCCATTTATCCTCTGTAAAAACACCAGCCCTAACTTTACTTTCTTCGATTTTGTAGTCTATTTGGTTGTAAATATGTTTTCTGGTTTCTTTCAGGATCTGATCGGCGCCGGCTCTTATTCCTCTTTTCTTCCGAATTTCTAAAGTAGTCTCAGATAAGGGTGCAAAAGATTTCCCGCTAGGTTCCTTATTTTTTAATAAGCCGGTATTAAACCCTGAAAGACCCTTAAGGGCTCTTACCATTAGAGCTGCGATTTTTCTTTTTAATTCTCTCTGAATCGGTATATTAAACCGCTTGGGAAGTACTAACCAAAAGTTCATAACGTGCCCATCAACGGTATGTCTAATTTTTGCTTTTACGGGCATTTTCCTCTTCTTTCTCCTTTAAAATTTTAAGTTTTTCAACGGTAATAATTTCCCTAATTTCAAAGAATAAATTTGGGTTGTCTAACACAACAGGCGCACAAGGAAGATTTATTAAGTCGGTTCCATTGGGTCCGCCATGGGTTAAATCATAAAGCTCAAGTGCCCTTAAAGTAAAGTGGTCGAGTGGAAAGCTCTTGGGGCAAATTCCCAACTTTCTTAGAGCTAATTCGATTGGATATTTTTCTTCTAGTTCCTCCAATTCTGAATCTAGCTCTAAGAAAGAATGCAAGACCTTTCCACTCCTTACCTTTAAGGGTTCCTTTTCAAGATCCCGGTTTAATAAGCATAGTCTCCCAGGAGTCCGATTCTTCATTGTTCGCTTTTCACAAAGCTCGCAATCATACTTAGAAGGATCGACCGTTAAATTTAATCGGACTCCTCTTCTGAGTTTTTTCTCTCATCCTCGTTTAGGCTAGAGATTCCAAGCAAGAAATTGTCGATCTCGGCGCCAGCTTCAACATCCGAGAGATGAGTCATAAAGTAAAGAATCTTATCTTTGTCGGTGATCTCATCATAAACTGTGCCATCAATCTCAACATTCTTGATCTTTACGATTCTCTCCCGATAAATTTTATGCAGCGCCTGAGCCCTCTTAACTCTTACTTCTTTACCCTTGAATGAGGACGAAATAGAGTCTTGGTACCTGTCATATTCTCCCTTAGAGAGAGGTTTGGCATATATTGTAGTCGGTTTTAGTTGATGTCTCTCGCTAGAGGGAATGAATTCTTTGACTTCGAAATCTAAGGTCTTTAACATAAGAACCTCCTTTTCTTTTTTTTAGATTAAGTTTGTTGATCAACGCCACTTCCTAGATATTGGGTCTGAAAAGCAGTTCCAAAAACCTTGCAAACCGAAACTTTGGCCTGAAGTCCATTAGAATCCGGATAGGCCCGAAACGGCAAAGTGTAATTCAAAACAGCCTGCCCACCAGGAAGCTGAGGCTCAAAAGGTCTTAACTTGAGACAATTCATTGTAATTTCCATCCAGTCCTTATTAGAATTCTGCCACCGCATTGTAAGGGAGCAGGAACCGTCAAAATGGATAAGCTGATTGAGATAATAAGAATCGGTAAACTCAAGATCCAATGAAACTTCTGTAATTACCTTATTCTGGAACGGAAATTTGGAAAAACCTTTCTTTCCAATCTTTCCAAATTCAGAAAGCCCTAAATTCGAAGTAAAAGCAAATTTACTTATTTCCAAATTCACACTTTCACCGCGCCTGGTAAAAGAAAGAGTGCCTTTCCAGTCTGTATATTGGCTTACCTTGAATAGAGAGCCAATAGATTCTACTCCAGCTTCGGAAACATGAGTCGAATCTACATCTAGAAATTTGAAGGTGGGGTTCACTACTAAATCAGCACCATATTCTTGAGTAATCTCTAAAACATCAACGATCCCATTTCTGAAAAATAAGGAGTTTGACCCTTGGACCGAAAAACCATAATGTCTTAAAACAGAAACGGGATAAACAGAATATGCAACTGGAGAAGTTCCGCCTAACAAAGTACCCCATTTCGATCCAGTCCAAGATGGTTGTTTCTCGATATATGAATACGAAAAAGTTCCAGTACCTACTTCAGCAGAGCCTATGACTGTACCCTGAAATGAAACGGCTTGAAAATGAGACATTAAAATTAAGAGCAAGTCATCTATTCTAGGTTGAAACTGAAAATTCCCTCCTGGCTTTCTTTGTTCGACAGAGTAAGTCACAGCGTCGGAGAGGCGGGCACCAACCATCTTGTCATCTCTTTCTTTGACTTCTTGTCCGACAGTTAACCCGTCGGAATCCAACCAGGGAATGATTCCTCGATTAACATCCGAAGAATCCCAACCCTTATAGTTTTCAAATATGATTATTCTTCCTTCCCAACCTACCATTTTTATTCTCCTTTCTTAAAAATTAATTTCCTCTGAGATTTTTCCAGTCCAAATGAATGAGGCTGAAAGAATCCTATCCTCATCTTCTTTTATGTACTGAATATCACCAACCTGAGAAACTGGTGAAGTATCTAAAAGCCCCCCTAAATTGGTCAATTTTATTTTTTGTACTATTCGTCTAACTAAATCAAGCAATCCTTCTCTGATAACACCTATTACACGCTCTTTTGGCGATGGTCCCTTGACTATTATTTTGATCCCAATCTCAAAAACCTTAGTTTGAATCCTACCTACCTTTAACAAAATTCTGGGCTCTCGCAATGGAACCAGAAGAATTAAGGATCGCTTAAACTTATATTTCTTAAGTGAAGGTGATTCCGAAATTATAATTTCAGACTCGGTACAAACTGATTGAATTTCACTTTTTAATTTTTTTAAAACGGTTGATAAGCTGGTGTCCATATTTTTTCCTCTTATGCAAAAAATCTTTTCCTTGCAACCCAATTAGTTTTAGGGTCTTGATCGCCACGAACTATTAGATAATCTGGATATACAATGAAAGACCAAATATCTCCCTCTTCGACCTGAACCTCGGTTGAAGTATATTCAAAGCGAATCCAAACATTCCTGAATTTATCGCCAGTTCCTAATGAGACCCAATCAGTAGCACAATAAGTACCCTCAAACCAGGACAGACCGCCATCCCAAGACCATTCAAATTCGGAACTCAGAAAATTAGAACCCTTAGTTGCAATTTTAACTACATAAGTTCTGGTATAATCAGTAGCACAGCTAGGACCATTATATCCCGAGAAATTATTATGAAGAGTGGCTTCACCTTGGTTTTCCGATCCTTTTTGTGGGGGCTGAATTCCAGTTTGAAATGGTGAATAGTCACTCTTTAAAACAATTTGTCCTTTTTGAATTTTATGTTTAATTAAATTTCCAATTTCCCATAAGGAATTAAGCCATTCTGGAACCTCAGCAGATTCACCGAGAAAGCGCCTTCTTATCAGATAATAACAAGCCCAAGCAGCCTCCCATTCTGATAGGCTCTGAGGGAATCTCCCCGTTTCTTCAATAGTACCAATAGGTGTTTCATATCCTATACTTCTAAGCTCTTCGTTAATTTTCCTAAACACGAAAGAGCCCATCATAGAACCCTGCGAACCAACCCAATAATCATCTATATCTTCTACTATTAGGTTCCATTCCGAGATCAAAGAATACATTATTCCTCCAATACTTCATTTTCTAAATCAGCAAAAATTAAAGAATTAGCCCATTTCAAATGAAAATAAAATGAATCCCTTTGTAATATCCAAAGTCTTTCTTTGCTTTTATCGGGATTGCTGGCTCTTGAAAATCCCTCCTCCTCAAGATGGGCGACCTTGCTTTTAGGCTCAACCCAGACTTCCCATCCGGCATATCTAGCTCTTAAACAATAGTCTGAATCTGAGAAAATCATTCTCATCTTCTTGTCTAGTAAGCCAACCTCTCTTATCATTTCTCTTCTAAGATAAACTGAGCCAAAAGTGACCCATGATTCCTTAGTTGGCTTTTGGAAGAATTGAACCAAACCGGTTTTATGCTGCCCCCTTAAAATTGACAACCCACCGCCAAAAACCACTTTGGAATGACAATTCATATCCAATAAAATTGAGGAAATAATTCCAGCTTTGGGATTTGACGCCATAAAAGTAGTTAGAGGTGTAATTGGATCACCTATTAATCGACAATCTTGGTTCAAGAGCCAGACATCCTGTACGCCACCCCATTTTAAGCCATGATTAACAGCCTCTGTAAAACCTAGTGGTCCCGGAAAGGAAAGCGGCATCACAAAGGGAAATTTTTTACAAACTTCTAAACATTTTTCTTGGTATTCTGGTGTTGAGTTTTCAACCACAATTGTATCCAAATTATATGCTGACAAATCTTTTAAAAGAGCTTCCAATTTGTGAGGTGCATTATAACTTGGAATCACTATATACATTTTAGCCTCCTTTAATACGTTAAGCCTAAATTATCTTCGCGCTGAGAGCCTCTTATAAAATGATACACAAAAGAATTCTCAGCAAAATCAAATTTTTTGTTAAGCATTCCCAATTTATTCAAAAACTCAAGATCATTGGGGTAGGGAAAATAGTTTGAGTTGGGATAACCTCCAACCTCTAAAAAATCTGCCTTCATAAAACCAAGCGGCATAGGAAAGAATCTAGTTTTAATTTTTCGTCTTTGATACTCTTTAATTTTACTATAAAAGTATTCTCTGTTGAATTCCTTTGGATGATTACCTGCCTCAATCCCATCGTTCAAATAATTTGAATCGAAAACCTGAGCAACCACAAAAGTATCTTTCCTGATTCTTGAAACCAAATCTACATTCCAATCGGGTGAAAAAGCCATGTCATCGTTTAAAAATACAACCTTTTCATTAGAAGATAGCTTAACTAGCTCATTAATTTTCTGATAAACCTCATCTGAAGAAGTTCTCATTTTCTTGATGTACCGATATTTTCTTGAGAATTTATCGGCTACCTCCTTGACTTCTGGTGTTGCGTTCTTAAATCCTAATAGAATTTCGAAATCGCCATTTGTGAAATTCACCAAATCTTGCAATGTGAATTCAAGAAATTCAGAAGCGTTGTAAGTTGGAATTATAATACTGAATTTCATATTTTTCCTCCTTTTTTGTCATATATAAAAATATCTTTGGCCTCAAAAATAGAATGTAAGTGATTAATAATACTCTTTTTAGAAAGCTGATTTAACTTCCTGAGAACCGCGCTTGAAATCAGTGTCACCTTTTTGGTTTCTTCTATTGGAATATTTTGAATTTGTGACATAAAGTCTTCTGAGACCTTTTCAATCTCATTCACCTTGCAAAAGCGAATTTGTGGAACCAAGGCGTCACAATTTAAGGTTTCAAGCCTTTTCGCCATTCTCTCAAGAAAAAACTGAGGCGGAATCACATCTTCTGTTAAAATTAAAAGATGATAAGAAGGATCAGCCTCGCCAATCGAATTAAGAAAACGAATTTCAACCTTTTCATTAGAAAGGATTTTCTTGATTTTCTTGATTTTGGTTTCTTTGGTTCCCTCTATGAAAACATTGATGGGCCTTTTAATTTGAAAGGCCTTGAATTCTCCTTTCAAAATATTTTCAGCCGTTAGTAAAATCTCATCTATGGAAATTAGATTCAAGCACTTAGCCTGAATCATAGATTGAGACTCAAGCCTTTCCTTTATTGATGCAAACTCTCTTGAAATGCCTTCAACCGTGGTATTTAATTCCTGGGCTACGACTTGAATTGGAACTCCGGTTTTTTGTGCCCAAAGAATTCTTTTTTCTCTTTTGCTAAGCGAATCAATTGCTTGTTTTTGCCGGGCCGGACAATATCTTTGAAGAGTGAAACATGGCCTACAAGGTATATCAACCTCTAATGGAATTGTGTATTTATAATATTTAACCCTAGTCCAAGAGGGAACAGTTGAATAAAGCGAAATAGAAGGAACGCCTAAAGCTTCAGCAATATGAGAAAAGCCAGAATCGGCCGAAATAAACAGATTCAGTTTAGAAACTAAGGCAGCGGATTGTCGTAAGGTGCATTTTAGATTACCAATCCTTCCTTCTTTCGTAAAAATCAGCCATTGATTTCCATCCCAGAACAAAACAATAGCTGAGAATCTTTTTGCTAGTAAGGGTGGTAAAAAATGGGCTGCATAATAAGTTCTAGCCAGAGAACTTGCAACCATCTGGACGCCAATTCTCGTCTTAAAATCATTCAAAATAGATTCCGCCCAATTTGATTCTTCATCTTTCACCCTATAAATTGGTCTTTTCCACTCGTCTGGAATTTTGGTCCAATCTATGTTAACCCAACTAAGATGCATATCTAACCAATGGAAATAGTTGGAATTAACTGAATTGGCCCAGGGACCTAAATGAAAATTATTGCCACTCTTATTGTTTTCGATAGAATTTTTCATATCAGCATCAAGATCATATTTTCTCTTGAAACTGGAAAGAGCGGCATATCCATACTTTGTTTTTATTGTATCAACATGTCCAGGTTGAAACCTTTGAATGGGAAACACTTTATCAAAACAATCAAGATTTTCAAATAAGGGAGCAAGAGTATCTCTTACTGCAAAATCAACCTTGCACTTATAAACTTCTTTGATGATTCTTGCTAATGAAGTGCAAATCATCGAATCCCCAATTCCCCCGTATCTCTGGATAAGAGCCGATTTAATAGGTTTTGCCATAAACATATTTAATACCTCCTTTTTAAAATTAAAATTAAAACCATTCTAAGTTGTCCTCAACTCCTAAATAAGCCATAAGTTTTTTTAGAAAAACTAACTCTTGTTGTCTTGCTCTTGGATCTAAAAGTTTTTTTCTATTTTTATGGCTCCTTCTAATATCTTCTAAAGTTCTATCGTGTATTATCTTATATTGACGGTCAACCCAAAATTGGAAGGGACTTTTTATTTCAGGGTATGTATGTAAAGTGGTAGGCCAAACCAGAGCACCTTTTCTAAAAAGGCGGGGGTGGGGATCATCGCCTAAAATCTCTCTTATATTCTTCCCCTCTACTAAGTTCTCAAAAAAGAACCAAAAAACATCATAAGAGGGTTTCAGATCAATTAAATATGGAATTACTGATTTAGTCTTCTTGCTGAGATACTCGTCAGCATCAAGAGCTAAGATCCAAGGTTGAGATGCAAGAGAATATAAAAAATTTCGCATCGGATCGGCATTCCCTATATTGGGACGCTGAAAAACTTTGATGTTATCTTTTTTCAAAGAACGAATCTCTTCTAAAGTATTATCAGTTGAGTTTTGGTCGATTATCAGAATTTCTTTAACCTCTGGTAGTGACTGAAGACATCGCTTGATATATTTTTCTTCATTTCTAACAATCAAACAAGCACTAATAGGTAACATTTTAGCCTCCTTTCATTCAAAAAAGAGGAGTTGAACAAGATACTCATGGAAAGGAGGCCAAAACCATTTTCTCTTGTTCAACTCCCCCACCTATTTTAGCTAACAGGAACGACAAAAAGAATTACAGAATCGTAACTGGAATAATCATTGGCGGAATGAACCACACCTTTAGTCCCGGTAGAATGTATGGTATAGCCAGAAACCGCATTAAGGTTAACAGCAGTGCCTCCATTTAACTTGGCCGCTAACCCTCCTAGCACTATATCATCTGTGGAAAGAATATTCCCAGAAGTTATAGTACCATACTTAGTCCCACCAGCTACACCAACGGAATAGATTCCGCTTAAACCATTTTCAATCTCATCTATAACAGTCCCGAGGCCGAAGCCACTTGGACCTTCATTCCAACCAAATCGTTCATCTAATTCAGAAGGATCAAATTGAAAAGCCATTTTAATCTCCTTTTATTTTAAGTCAATTTTACGTTTCTCATTAAGGATACTACATAATCAGTAGAACCAGTATATAGATAAATGAAATCAAGACGCTGCGTGGTAACAGCCACATTTTGCCCGGTATCAATGTCTTCCTTGGTCTTGAAGGTAATCTTGCGTCGATCACCAATTAACCACCCAGGACGATAGACTAAAAGAACAGCACCTAGACTTCCACCGTAAGTGCCATCGCTCTTCAGGTCATCTCTCATAAAGTCGGAAACGATTATGGGAACACCCATATATTTTCCTAACTCACCGGTAAAAACGATAGCCTTTGGACCATATTTGTCAAGAGTCTGAACATTATCGAGTTCACTTAAGAACTGGTTGTAAACTAATGGACTTACAACATAAGCCAATTTGGAAGGATCGATTCCATACTTTTTCATTTTTGCTCTTTGTTGAGCTAAAAGGGTTTTTGTGATTTTGGAATTCCCGGCATCAACCTGACTGTTGGTCAACATAATCCCGCGTTTTCTCAGCCCCTTAAACGCCTTACGAACATCATCAGAATCGGTAACATCAGAATCCATGTGGGACGCAGAATCATCGCCATTCACGATTGCATTTTCAACGGCCTCGGCTAAAGCAGTTATGATATTGTCCCTTACAAAAGGCAGAATGGGAATTAAGGAATCTTCATCGAGTTCTTCAGAAAAAACAACCCGAGCCGCAAGCTTTTTAGCACTTAACTGCAGATTCCCGGTCGTGGGGGTAGAGGCCTTATATTTAGAGGGCGAATCATTTTTAGCTTCACCCTGCAGATAAACGGTAGCATCCCCGGTTGCAGTTGGCAAAGTATAAGGATCTCTAGGCATGTCAATTCGCCTAAACAAAGAGGCAACCTTCGTATCCAAACGAACTTTCTTGATCAGATCGGTCGAAAAGCCAGTAGGAACCCAGTCCCCACCAACACCAGCGGTATCACTCATCGCCTTCTTAATCTCAGAAAATTCTTTTTCGACCTCATTCCACAATCTTAAATCAGAGACCTTTTTATTTAAAAGAATAGAGGCAATGTAGGCATAATCGGCTGCCTTCTGGAACTCGATAGGCAAATTTTTAGTTTTTTCATCAATTAAGAACTCGCCCTTTCGAAGAGTAGAGTTGAAATATTGTTTTGCCATCTTAGTTGTTTCTTTTTCTCTTTCACTGAGTTTTTGGATTCCGTTTTCGATGTCTTTTATGACTTTTAAGATATTATCCATTTCTTATTCCTCCATCATTCTTTATTTAAGTCTTGAATTAATTGGTTAAGCGAAGAAAGGGCATCTAAGATCTTGTTTTCTTTTTCCTTCCAACCCTCTTCCAATTCTTTGATTTTTTCCTGAACCTTAGCCTCAACTTTCTTTTCTATATCTTCTTCGTTCGGTTTTGGCTCTGGATCACCATTTTTCTGAATTTCTGGTTCGTTGTTAGGATCTGCTTCTTTTTTCGGGGCTGGATAAGGATATGGATAAGGGTACGGATAGGGATAAGGATAATTCTGCCCTCTTCGCTGAAGCTTACCCATCTCTGTTATGATCTTTTCCACCTCATCTTTTAAGTCATCCTTGACTTTCTGTTTTAACTCTTTCAGCAAGTCTAGAATTATTTCAATTGCACCCATCTTTTTCTCCTTTTCTTTTTCGTTCTCGTTTTTCTTTACCTCTTTTTTGTTTTTCTCTTCTAGCTCCTTAAAAGCTTTTTGGACGTACCATCTAATAGATCTAGCATTAGGATTGGCGGGAACGGAAACTAAACTGACCTCCAAAATTCTCATCTTAGTAGCAATAAGAACTTCACGTCCAACATCTTGATTATATTCCTTTTCGTAGTCTTCGATACAAGCCCTGATGGAAAAGTGATTTAAGATCCCCTCTTTGATTTTAGTCCAAATTTCAGGAACACTCTTTGAAATCAGAATTTTGACAAAGAGGCCCTCATCTCTGGGCTCAGCTTCTATAACTTTGCCTATTGGCCTATCTACTTCGTGGTTGAAGAGAACCGTAGAATATTTGAGGAGATCTTTAGCGGCATCTGTATATGCCTCCTTAGAAACTATTTCATATTCAAGGTCAAGGTCGGAGGTGGTAGCAAATCCCTCCACAATCCAATCGCCATCTTCGTCCATGCTTTTTTCGATTAGAAGAGGAAAATTGAATTTTGGTTTTTCTTTTTCCATTTTATTCTCCTGGAAGTTTTGATCTTTCTATTTCCCAAACATTTTCTTTTTTAGAAAAAGCCCAAAGCCCTCCTAACTTCTTACCCTTAAACTCAACTTTGATAAAGGAGGGTTTTTTATCAAATACTTTGAATGAACCAGAATCTAACTTTTCAATCCAACAAGGTGTTTCCTTTGTCGGATTCAGGCGAGTTTTAGGCTTAATTTCACCCTCAGCTGAAAAATCCTCAGCCTTAACTTTATCCTCATAGCCCGCCGTTTTATTAACTTCTAAAATATTATCATTTAAAACAAATTTAAGTAATTTACCACCAAAATCCAACAGAAGATTCCATTGTTCTCTGGACGGACCCTCTCTGATTATGATAGGACCTCTCCAGTATTGATATTGTAAAACAAACTTTCCAGTTGGTAAGGATTTAATAAGTTTCAAATCAAGAAATTTTTTTCTGAGTTCCTTCCGAAGTTCCAAAGCCTTTTTTCTGTCGGCAACCTTCCAATACTGAAGTTCTTTTGGAACCTTCTTTCTTAGTTCTCTCTGAATTGCCGAAATCCCTTTAGGTGGCAACCATTCTTTTTTGACAGCCCTATTTGAAAGAACATAAGGAGTCTGATCCTTAGGTCTTATAAAAAACCAAGCAGCCTTACCCTTTGGGCTCTGTCCAACTGGCGGTTCTATTGGTGCTTCAATCTTTTTTTCAAATAGTTGATCTTCTACTGATAATATAGCATTTTTCTCAAAAAAATCAAGATTTTTGTTTTCTTCTCTCCAAATATTTTCAAGTTGTCTCATTACATATCTTCCCTTGAGAATCTTGCCGTGAAAGAAGTATTCATGGACATAGGTTTTTTGCGCAAGATACTCAACCTCGCCCCTATCTATGATTATAAATACTCCAGGGTATTGTTTAGTAGAGCCTGGCTCGCCCTCTCTTCCGCCGGCTCTTGTAACCCCCTCGAAATCCATCCAGGGCAGGGGTTCTTTAGCTTTAGTTTCACAAAGAACTGATACATTTACATATTTGGAACCTCTTTTTCTCTTAGCCCATTCGCCGCTTAGGGGATTTATTTTCCATAGTTTGGAATTTTTCAAGGCTTCTCTGGCATCTTCCATGGTAAGAACCGGCTTTTTAAGAACACCCGGCATTTGAACATCAATAGTCCAACCTATTAAATGATCTTTATCGGAACTTTCCATCCTCAAGTCCCAATGAACCGACTTTCCTCTGAAGTGGGCTTGAATTACATATTTGTAATTCTTGGATTCATCAGGATAAACTAAATATATATTAGCTGCTTTGAAAATTCCTAAGCTTTTGAGTTTTTCAGTTGGACCTTCAATTTCCTCAGCGACAAAGAGAAGTTTTGTAATTAAATTTCGAGCCTCATCATAAGAAATCTGTTCTGTTTGAATTGCATATAAGAAACTAGGATGGATAAAACCCACTTTATTCAAACCCTTGAAATCAGGAGGAAGTTCAGCTTTTAGAAAAGATGAAAAACCTTTGAAGTCGTTTTCATTTTCTAAAACTTTCTGGAAAAATGGATTCGAAGTTAGGATTTTACAATGGGATATATTGACAGGCAATACAACTGAATGAGTTAAGATAGCCGTGCCGGGTTCGATTCTCAAAAATTGAGGATTTTTGATCAGCTTCTCATTCAAAAGGCCGGATTCTTTTCCTATGCTAAGAACGGTTTTGACCGAATCAATGGAAGCATCTTCATCTAGCTTCTCATAAAATATAGGCTCATATAAATGTACTCTTATTTTTCCGGTCTTATAATTTTTATATAAATTCAAAGAATGAAATCTTACTGTAATTTTATCGCCAATATCACATTTTGTTTTAGTATTATAAGTCCGCCCAGCCTTAAGATATTCTTTGCCCTTGACTTCAACTACGCTATTTGGTTCAACATTATCATTTGGATCAAATTTAATTGCAAAGTAGTAATTGTAAGCCTTTCCATCTTTCGTTCTCTGTTTAGCCCAGACAATTGCATGAATCTCGGCATATTTTTTGTATTTAATTAATCCTGTCGTGCTCCCACTTAATGAGTATTTAAAATCTGGAAGTTTCAGCATAGCGCCCTCGGAGGCTGGGGCGTTAGCTAGTTTATTCAATACAGTTTTAGCTTTTTCTTCAGAATCTACAAAATAGGTCGGAGACAAATTGAGATAAACATCTTTTCTGGGTACACCAATAGTCGATTCTTTGAAAGGGATTTTCTTGAGATAAAGTAATCTTTCTTCAAAGGGTAAATTGTGAATATCCTTTCCGTCCCAATAAACTATATCAAAAACATTAGCCACTAAACCTTCGCATTCAGGCGGGCTCTTTTCATGCAAATAACCTGACATGAATTCGCGTCCAAGATGTTCATTGCCCTTCCACTTTTCAATCTCGGCCAATAAAATTGCAGAGTGAGATTTAAGGATCTCCTTAACTTCCTTGACTATACAGGGAAGCCTTGAGGTAATATCGGAGCCGTCATCAGAAAAAATTAAAACCTTATCCTTACCATCATAATGAATAGAAGAGGCTATTCCATCGTACTTTTTCTGTGCATAAAACTTCATTTTAAGGCTCCTTGACTATTTTTTCTTTTTCTAATTCTTTCTTGAAAGTGTTCACAGGGTTTGAAATCGTTATTTTTAAAAATTTTGTTTGGAAACTTTAAACAGGCAAAATCATTAAGCCATTTTAAACCAGCACTTTGAAAATGGATACAATCCCAACAGGTTTTCTCACTCATTTTTTCCTCCTTTTTTTTAAGCATTATCAAAATCATCGAAAACTACTATCTTTAAAGAGTTTTCTGTTGGTGCGGTAAGTATGCCGCCAGACATCTCAATTTCAAATTCCCCCCAATAAATTCCAGACTTTCTAAGATCGCCTGAATTCCAATTATATTCAACGGTTCCATTCGAATCTAAAATGGTAGCCATTGAAGCTAGATAAAGGGAATTAGTTTGATTCTCTCTTAAATGAAAGAAAACCGTAGCATGAGTTCCAAAATTAACAACTTCACCTGTATCTGAATATTTTATAACAGCTCTAAGCGCTGGTAAGGTATCGTGTCTTTTATATTTAAGAATAGTCATTTTCAATACCCGCTATAAAAATTTCTACTATTTTCTTGGTTATATATAATGGGATGAGACTCAATATTGAGGGTGGGATATGATAAATTCTAGATAAAAATCCCTTTGAGACCAATGGTAAGCCTCGTCCTTTTCTTAAAATTCCTTTTGTAACTATTGAAATGGCTTTCATTAAACCCTCGTTACTTGATAGTGAATACAGTTTCCATTATCATAAGTTGCCGACATGTGATACTCGGCAATTTCATTTTGATCCAATTCAAGATCGTCCTTGTTTTCATATATTCTTATTTTACATGAAGTAAGATAATTATTATCATATTGTTGGTCATAAATTTTAAAATTTTCTTGCGTCAACCCTAGAACTCTTTTTGTCATAGAACCAAGAACGTCTAGAGAATCAGAAATCTCGAAAATTTTCTTTTTTGATTGATCTAAAAATAATGTTTCAACACTTATAGTCTCCATGCCATTATAAAGCGCCCGAAAAAGAAGCGTATATTGAGCCGATGGTAAAGTTCCAACGTAAATTGAGGTTCCAAAGAACCCTTTTATATTAAACTGTTTTTCTAGCGTAAAGGTTCCATTATTTCCTAATGCTGGGTCTGGAAATAAAGTTCCAGAATTTTGATCCAATTTAAAAAAATATGCCCAGGCCGAATCTGGCTCGACCGGCTCGCCATTTGAATTTGTAATTCCAATTGATACATTGATAT